AAGGTCTGTATCGAATTATCCGCAAGCCTGTCTTTTAAACGGGCGTCACGTTCACGAATGCTCTTAAATAGATATTCTGCTAAATGTAGTGCATCCATACCGCATATAGTATGCTATTGTTAGGAATATACAAGTAAAAATACCAAGGAATCAGAAAATTCCTTGGAATCTCTGGGGTCTTGCGATTTTACTAAATCTACTTAGACTTTTTGGAAGCTGTTTTTTTCTTTGAAGCAGCTTTCTTTTTGGCTTTTGGCTTTGCGGCTGGCTTCTCAACCCACGCTTCGTTTTCTGGGGTACTTGGGTCATCTTTTAAAAAATGTCCTTCCTCACTACGCGCTCTTACCATTTCTACAACAGGAGTTTCCTGAACAACAACAGGCGCACGCTTTGCTGCACGAATTTGCTCAACCATTTTATCTCTTACTGATCCCATTTTATTGCTTCCTTGTATTAGAGTTTAAAACCGCAATATCTCGCTGTGTTTTAATGCGATCCTCTGCAATCCTTGTTTTATCGGCTAATGCCGCTTCTGAAACATCAATCCTTTGCTGTGCAGTTAGAACATCATTGCGTTCTTTCTCACGATCAAACTCTTGCTTCGCTTCAAACTCAGCCTCTTTGCGCTGTACGTCAGCAGCTTTTATCTGAAGCTCTTGGTTCCTAATGTTCACAAGAGGATCATCCTGCTCAGGTGGAGTAACCGCTTGAGCAAGCTCTTCAGTTAAGTCGGCAATGATTTGTGCCGCAAGAGAATCAATCTGTGGCTTAAACTGTGCCATAGGATCAGGAGCCTGAGCTTGTGGGCCACCCATCTGACCTTGTTGCTGCATCATTTGAGCCTGCTGTTGCATCATCTGCATTTGCTCTGGTGGAATCTGAGACATAACTTCCTGTTGCGCCTGAGCTTCAGCAAGTAAGCCTATGTGTTCCTGTATGTGTCCCTGCAATGACATAATCGCATTTGGATTAAGCTGCATAGCAGGAGTAGACATAACAGCCATGTGAGCCTCTATGTGAGCCTCGTGGTCCTGATCTGGGAATGCCTGCAAAGGAGCGCCCTGCAACGCCAACTGGTTTTCCTTAGAAGGGTTAACAGGTGGTGGAGGAGGTGGCGGTGGTGGCAAGATGCCATCAATGTTATTCACGCCCAGAGCTTCGTACATCTTACGATAAGCTTGGTACAATCCCTGTGGTCCTCCATGTATCTGAGGATTAGACTGAACCAACTGCAACTCTGTTTGTGCCAATGCAATGCGCTGGGACATAGAGAAGATGTTTGGATCAGAAACAGGTAAAACATCCACACGAGAATCAAAGTCTTGTGCAAAAATCTCAGGACCCATTTGCATATCTGCTACATAAGGATACGCAGGTACAGTCTCAGAGAAAATCTTAGAAAGAAGTTTAAACTCAATTTTTTGAGAATAATGCAACCGCTTGTGGATTGCAGACATAACCTTAGTGCCACGCTCCATGATAGCCATAGTGGTGCCAACAGGCGTATCGCCACTCATCTCACCAACCTTCATATCAGCCATAGACGCAAACCTACGTCCAGCATCTACGAGCGTTCCAAGGAGGTTATAAAGAGTCCCTGAAGGCTCCTTGAACGGGAGGGGCATCAAAGAGCCTTGCAGGGTCCCCCCAACCACATCAATATCGCGGAACTCGCCCGGTTGAAGGGGAGAATCCTCATCGCGGATACGAGCGCCACGGGCTTTAAAGCCTGCTGGCAGGTTGGAGAGCGTTCCCGCATCAATAAGCTGACGCAGTATAGATGTTGAAGCTTGAGCCAGCCCACCAATCATGTGCGTTAAACCTAAGCCATAAAATCCTAAACCCGGAAGAAACTTGTAATGCACGAAATATTGTTTCGCACGCCGCATAGGGTCCATCTCATCGTAATTCCTGCGTACTGAAAGAACATCTCCTGAATCTGCAATAACAGTTACAATGTAAGGCAACTTTAAACCTGTAGGCTCTCCATCTGCGCCAAGGTCCTCAAATCCTTCAATATCTAAAGAAGTGTGTATCTCATACAGCGTAAGCTCATCTGAAGGCCCTGCTGGATGTACGCCTTGAATGTCATCAATAGACTCTTCAACCTCATCCATTGAGGAATCTTGACCCTCACTTTGAGATGGTAAGTCAATATCACGATAAAATCCTGCAAGTTGCAGCTTCAAGACCTCATTGGAATCCATACTTAATCTGTGGGTAATACGAGGAGAAGAACTTAAATCACTCGCGCCATAAGGCACAATGATGTCCTCTGCATGAATAAACTTGCTAACCGCACGCCCCTTTAAGGGATCGGAATAAATCTTCTTAAAGGTTGATCCAATAACTGGAAGATAAAAAAGCATTTGATCTAACTCAGGATCATACTCCTCCATCTCGTAAGTAATCATGTAATTCATGTAATCTTTAACGCGCTCTGCTTGCTTGACAAGCATTTCATTCTGCGCACCAACAACCTGCGATCTAACAGGGCCACTAGCGGGTAAAAGCTCACGGTAAGCCTGAGCTTGAAACTGTGTAACACTTTCAGCCAACAACGGGTGAATAACGCCAGAAGAACCCTCAAACGGCTCTGAACGCTCCTCAGTCTTCATGCCAAGGAACTCAAGACCATTCTTATAGGTATCTTCCCACTCCTGACGAGAAGATAAATCATCATCAATAAGACTAACAAGATTAGAAGATATTAAGTTTAACTCATCTTCATCAACAATTTCTGCTAGGTTCCCATCAAATTCAATTTCCTGAACAACTTCAGCTTCTTCTTCGTATTCTCCAATAACAGCGCTACCATCATCAAATTCTGTAATGCCCGGAGTTAAAACAACTTCAGGCAATTCCATCATGCGTGTACTGTCTTCTGCCAAAGGTTCGTCTGGAATACCGCCAGCACCTAGTCCCTGTTCAACCGCCATGTTAGGCTCCTGTTATAAGTCTGTAGCCATCACCGCACCACAAGTGGGACAGGTAACAACAATTTCTTCGTCAGCCTCTTCGTCAACAATATCCTCAACAACTAAAACTTCATCGTCTGACATTTCTGGAACATCGTCATAAGGCAGATGAACGTCTATTGTGATTTTGGGCATTACTTTATTCCTCTAAATGTAAGGCCACTAATTGCTGCACCTCCACCGCGTGATTGTCCAGCATTCGTTGCGCCTTTAGTAGAAGCTGTCTGAGATTGCTCGTAATGCTCTTGCATAACGCCATCAACTTCAACGCTGCCACCTTCATTGAAAAATCCCATTTCATTACGAACATCTTTAGGCAGTTTAGGAAGTCCCTTGTTGCCAGATGGTACAGGTTTTAATTTCTTAGCCATTATCGTATCCCCTTATAGCTACCGCCGCGCCCTTTCATGACACAGCCTTTTTTAGGTTTCTTGCGTTTTTTTGCTACAGCAACACCGCCACCGTTCATCATAGATGGAGGTGGAAAAGCTTTGCGTTCAGCATCTTGGTTTTTCATTCTTCGCATTTGAAGAAGCATTTGAAGAGCTTTTTCTTCTTCAGGAGAGAGGTCCATGTCACCACTATCTCTTGTCTTCATTCTTTCGGGCATCTTCATACCTTGAGGTTTGCCCATGCCCTTTAACCTCTCCATTCTCCTTCTGTCAGCTTCAGAAATGGTTCTACCAGACTCACCCATAGTCATCGCTTCTTGCAAGGCTCTTATAATTGATTTTTTATCTACTCTTCCAATGTTTTCGTCCATAACAGTCTCCTAGTAGTATTCGCGTTTCTGACGGTAAAAACCCGCTTCGTCATCTTCATCATAATCACTTGGAGTGGTAATAAAACCACCTTGTCTAAAACGTAGTATAGCCTGAGTCATCGAATCCGCCAAGTCATCATGTTCACCATTCGGAAATGCTGCACATTCTTCCATGACTTCATCTGAGAAATTAGTCTCAGGACACCACACCATACCACTTTCAAACACAGGAGCGCAGGCGTGCATACGAGTAAACTTATCAGCACCTCGGCTCGGAGTAAATGGTGTTACTGGAATGCCCATCCTACGCAACTCCTGAGTCAAAGGCATTCCACTCGCCTTCTGCTCAACTAAAACCATGTCAGGCTCATACAATTTATAAGACTCTAAAGCCTGCTCCTTTAACTCAGGGAACTCCCAACGGCCCCTCTCAGCGTCCAAAAGAACAATATGCTCCTCTTGTGTCTCGTCATTGTGAAATATGCCCCAAGTCGTAATAGCACTGTAATCAGCCCTGTCACTCTTACTAAACGCAGTGTCGTAACTCTGAATAATATAACTACAAGGGGGAGGGTCTTCCTTCTCCCAGATGTTCCACCACTCGCGCTTAATAATAGCACCCTCTTCAGCAGTGGGGTTCTGCATATACTGAGAGTTCCACTTAGCAACAGGAATAGAAGCCTTAACACCCTCTAACTCCTCTAAAGCCCAATACTCAGGCCATAAAGGCTTGCCAGAAGGCATAATCGCAGGGAACTCAACAATATCCCACTTATCCGCACCCTTCTCACTCTGCTTGGCTAAAACCTTCGCAGTTAAGTCACGAATGCTCCACCGCGTCATAACAATGATAATCGAACCACCGGGCTGTAAACGCTGCCTTGGACCAGAAGTGTACCACTCGTAAATGTTGTCCAAAGCAGTAGTGCTTAACGCATCCTGCTCAGATACAGGGTCATCAATAATTGCCAAGTCAGCACCACGACCAGCCAAAGCACCGCCCACACCAACAGCGTAATACTCACCGCCCTTGTTCGTACTCCAACGACCACTCGCCTTCGCATCGCCAGCCAAACTAACTTCAGGAAATACATCCTTGAAATCTTCGCTCTCAATAAGGTTCTTAATCTTACGACCAAAACCAACAGCCAACTCAGCCGTGTGCGTAGCCTGAATGATTTTTAGGTCAGGTCTTCTGCCCATTAACCAAGTGGGAAACAAGTAACTCGCAAACTCAGACTTCGTATGACGAGGCGGCATATTAATAATTAAACGCTTTAACTTACCATCAGCTACAGCCTGTAACTTCTCTGCATAAATCTTGTGATGGCTGCCCTCAATAAACTGAGGCCAAACGTGCTTTACAAAACTCATGTAGTTGTCTTGCTTCTCAGACCTCTTGTCTAAAGTAGACAAACGCTCAAGCATAGGAGCAACTTTGGCTAACTCTTCGTCCGTTAAGAACTTTGAAAAGTCATCATGGTCTTTCATCGTCTAAGACTGCATTGAACTAAAAAATCTGTCAATGTTAGGTGTAACAGAACCACCTTCAGCATACTGAGCAACTTTGCGAATTTTAACGCCTTCAGTTATGGGCATTGTAGTTGCAGGAGGATTTACTGGAGTTGTGCGCTTGCGAATTTTTCTTTTAGGCATCTTAGGCTTCACAACTGAAGTTCCGTTCCCAATAGGCATACAAATGCCCTCTACAGGATCAAACTCAAATCCCTCTTCGCAAACAATAGGAGCGCTAATTTCATTATCATCGCCAAAGTCTGTAACCTCTCTTGGAACAGCAACAGCACCGTCTGGAGTGCTTGTATATTCATTGAAACCTTTTACAACATTGCCCTCTGCGTCCAAAACTCCCTGTAAGGTAGACCCAGCGCCTGCACCAGTTCCTGAGTAAGACATAGTTCCATCAGGGTTTTCTGTTGATGTGTAGTTATATCCATCACCACCAATGTATTCACCCTTTTTATTATAATTGGTTATTTCATCAAAATTAGCATCTCCTTCAGCGCCGGGGCTAATATCAAGATCATCTTCACTACCGTAGGCGTAAGTCCCTGTTTCTTTTAAAGCATCCATATACTTTTCAGCTTTAGTCCTATCCATCTCAGCAGGGTCAACAAGGCCATATGTTAAAGAACTAACCCCAAAGTTAAGAATGTTGCGCAAAGCTGCCGCAGCCTTGTCCATAAAGCCATATTCCTTACCATCTAAGGTAACTTTAGTGCCATCCTTACCCGTTATAGTACGAGTTTTGTCATTAAGAGTTTCAGTAAACGTATCGTAGAATGGATTAATGTCAGAACCTACGGGGCTGTACTTACGGTAGTCAGCAATCTCTGTTGCAGTAGCCCC